CTTCAGCGGGTAGGCTGCCAATGCCCGGACTATCCTTCTCACGCACAGGTCATCGCCGCCGGCACCATGAGAGATTATAGCGGAAATCGCGTATTATGTCAACGTCTATCGTAGAGTGGAACGAGCGTAAGATCATCGCGGCGGTCAAGACGGAGGTCGCGGCCAACATGGAGATCGCGGCGGCGGTGGTCGAGGTGGATGCGCGGCGGCGGCTGTTGGCCATAGTAGAACCGGAGTTTGGCCGGGCCTACCGGCGCGTGCTGGCGCTGTACCGGCTGATCAGCCGGGTGGTGGTCGAGGAGAACGCGGTCGAGGGCCAGATCGGAATACCGCCCGGGAAAGAGGGTGGGGACTATGGCTTCTGGATCGAGGTGGGGAGTCACACGTATGCGGCGCAGCCATGGCTGCGGCCGGCGCTGGTGGAGAATTTCAAGGACATCCTCAAACTGTTGGCAGGGAGGTAGCTTATGGAAACAGAGTTGAATCAGGCGCGCGCTCAGGTCGAACGGACGCTGAAACTGTGCGATTCAGAGACGGCGGATGTGCTCATCGGGTCGCCGCAGCCGGATGAATACGGCACGTTGATTCGCGGCACCCGCGTAGCGTACACGATGCTGTGGATGCTGGCCAGGAGCAACGGGATGAGGGAGACCAAAGTCACGTATGCCTACGCGCTGGGGCTCAAGCGCGGCAGGGAGAGCGTTTGAGCGTCACGGAGGCGATCTACGACACGCTGGCGGGGGACGCGACGCTGACGGCGCTGCTGGCGACGTATGGCGGGGAACCGGCGATCTTTACGACCGACCCGGCACCGGGGGATGCGGAGCTGCCGTACATCGTGAGCGCGGGCGATGTATCTCAAGTCCCATGGGATACGAAGACGACACGGGGGCGGGTGGCGATCCGGGACGTGCGCTGCTACACGGACGCCACGGGCAGCGCGGTGGTGGTGGAGGCGATTGCCGAGCGGGTGCGGGCGCTGTTGCACCGGCAGACGCTGGCGATTTCGGACTTTGTGTGTGTTGTAGCGGATTGCTCGGGGCCGGTGGCGGCTGACGGGCAGGACGCGTACGGGCGGATCGTATCGGTCCGACTCACGATGGAGGAAATGTAACTATGGCTATGAACGGAACTGACGTGCTAGTGTTAGTGAATACCGGTACGGCGGCTGTGCCAGTGTACGAGGCGGTCGGGTCCCAGCGCGACGTGACGTTCGACGAGGCGACGGAGGAGATCGACGTCTCATCGAAGGACTCGCGGGCGAAGCGGGTCTTGCCGGGGCGATACTCATCGACGCTCTCCCTCGATGCGCTGTACGTGTGGACAGACGACGGCTATCGTGCATTGCGTGATGCGATGCGGGATGGAGAGCTGATCCTCGTAGCGCGTGAGGACGACAGCACGACCATCGAGACGGCGGACGCGTTGATCACCAGCCTGAGCGAGTCCTTCCCCGACCAGGGCGAGGGCGCGATCTCGATCAGCATGACCATCGACGGCTTCTGGAACGAGGTCAGCTCGTGAGCGGCGCGCGCGGGGAAGCGATAATCCAGGCCGGCGAGCGCGAGGTGCAGATCCTCTTCACGAACCGCGCGCTGGCGGAGGTCGAAACGCGGCTCAAACAGTCGATCATCGCCGTGGCGCAGGGGTTCGCCGATGGCACAGCCGGGGTCACAGAGCTCGTCCACCTACTGCGCGCCGGGATGCAGGCCGCGCGTCGCGAGGCGCGGGAGAGCGGCATGGTATCGCTCGACGAGGCGTTCCAGGTGCTCGACGAGGCCGGCTTTACGGCGGTCACCGTGGCGGTGATGGAGGCCGTGAGCGCCGTGCTGAGCTTCGGCACGGGGGACCAGGCCCCAAACGCGTGAGGGGGCGGCTGGATTGGCAGTCGCTCCTGGAGTCGGCGCTCAAGTGCAGCGTCGGCGTGGCCGAGTTCTGGTCGCTGACGCCGCGCGAAACGTATATGGCGATCGAGGCGGCGAACTGGCGGCTGGAGCGCGAGCACCGGCGGGATGCCTGGCTGGCCTGGCACATCGCGGCGCTATCGCGCGCCAAGCGGTTGCCGCCGTTACAACGCTTGATCGCTCCAGGCAAAGCGCGAGCATTGCAGGGCGAGGAACTGGAGCGCAGGCGGTCCGAGCACCGGGAGATCATGCAAAAGATCGACGTGGGGAAGATAAACGAGGCGAAGCGTGGGAGTTGATGCCAGCCTGGGCCGCGCGAACGTAGCGATACGCGCGACGCTGGACCAGTTGGATGGAGACCTCGCGGGGGCGCGGGGCAAGGTCGATAGCGCGATCAGCCGAATTACGGCCGGCGCAGGAAAGAGCTTTCAGGCGCTGGGCACTGCCGCGCTGGGTGGCCTCGGCGTGGCCACGGGCGCGGTCACCGGCCTGGGTGCGGCGCTCGCCAAGATCACGGTGGACGCCGCGCCGGTCGAGGGACTGAGTCAGGCGTTCGACGGGCTGGCCGAAAGTTCGGGGCGCGGGGCGGACGAGATGCTGGCGGCGCTGAAGAAGGGCAGCGCCGGGATGGTCTCCAACCGCGACCTGATGATGTCGTTCAACCAGGCGGCAGGGTTGGTGTCCACGGATTTTGCCGTCCAACTCCCGGACGCGATGCAGTATTTGGGCAAAGTCGCGGCGTCGACCGGCCAGGATATGGGGTTCATGCTCGACAGCCTGGTCAAGGGCGTCGGGCGGGTGAGCCCGGCGATCCTGGACAACCTGGGTATCCAGGTGGCGGTGTCGGAGGCGACGGACCGGGCGGCGGCGATGTTCGGCGTGGAGGCCGACGCGCTGGACAAGGGACAGGTCCAGGCCGGCATGATGAACGTGGTGCTGGAAAAGCTGGCTGCGAACACGGCCAGCATGCCGGATGTCACGCAGACGGCAGCGGCGAAGATGGCACGGTTCAAGGCCAGTATGCAGGACGCGAAGGATCAGATTGGCGTGGCGTTTCTACCGGCGATGAATAATGTGATGGGAACGGTCTCCAAACTGGCGGAAGTTGTGTTACCTCCCCTCACTGATTTCCTCGAAAACAGCCTTGCTCCTGCTGTGCAGACTGTATCGGGAGTGATCAACGATTTCTTTTGGCTATTGGGGACAGGTGATACTCCGCTGGAGGCATTGCGCGGCGCTCTGGAGATGGCCTTTGGCAATGAGGTTACGGGCCAGATCCTCGGCGTGGTGAATACGCTCGTTGAATTCGGCGAGCGGCTCTCTGAATTTCTGGCACCGATAATAGAGTGGATCGGGCAAAACGTGGAGCTCCAGGACGTGCTGATCGCCCTGGGGGCGGCGATCGCAGCCGTGGTGCTGCCGGCGCTGTGGAGCATCATCACGGCAGCGGCTCCCGTCATCGCCGTGTTCGTGGCGGCGGTGGCCATCGTGGCACTGCTGCGCAAGGCGTGGGAGTCGGACTTCCTCGGCCTGCGCACGTTCGTGCTGGACACGCTGGAGAAAATTCGTACCTGGTGGGCCGAACACGGCGACGCGATCATGGCCAAGGCGCGCGAGATCTGGGAGACGGCGGTCGCGGTGTTCACTTGGTTCGGCGCGCAGTTCGCCGGGATTTTCCAGGCGTTCAAGCTCGCCTTCGAGGGCGACTGGCGCGGCTTCGGAGAAAAACTGCGCCAGGTCTGGGATGAAACCTGGCGCGTGATCCGGGAGACTGGCGAGCGGGTCTGGGAGGCAATCAGGAACTTTTTCAACAACACCGACTGGGGAGCCGTCGGCAGGGGCATCCTGGAGGGTATGGCGCGTGGCATCACCGCAGGAATGGACCTGATCACGGACGCGGCGCGTAACGCGGCGCAGGCCGCACTCGACGCCGCGATGGGCTTCCTGGGCATCGGTTCCCCATCGCGGGAAGCGATGGAACGGATTGGTATGCCCTTCATCCAGGGCATCGGGGCGGGGATGGAATACGCCCTCCCGGCACTGATGGCCACCGCCGAGAACACGAGCGGCCAGATGCTGGCGGCCACCTCGACGGAGGCGGTGAACCCCGGCGCGGCAGGAGGCGGGGCCGGCTACCAGATCAATAACTATTTCGGCGCGGACAGCGTGCGCAGCGAGGAGGACATCTACCGGCTCACGGAGGAGATCGACCGCTCGCTGAGCCTGCGCGGCTTGCAGAAGGTGGTGGCGTAGCAATGGCTGAAACACTGACGATCGCAGGCGTGGACCGGACTGCAAATCTCCATCGCGATTCGCTGAGGATCGAGCAGGCGGCGGGCGAGTTTACCGCTGTCCTTTCATTCAAGCTCGACGACCTCGATTCCACGCTCAATATCCAGTCGCGCGACGCGGTGACCGTGACCGATAACGGCACCACGTTGTTCGCCGGCGAGGTCGTGGACACAGACGACGATCTCCTGTCGCTGGCGTTGGCTGGACGCCGGATAAGCGTCCGCTGCCAGGATTACAACATCCTGGTCGAGGAGGCGGTCATCGATGGCGAGGAGGCTTACAGCGCACAGACCGATAAGGCGATTATCGCCGATCTGTTCGACAGCTATCGTGAGGACATCAACGCGGTGACGTACGTCAACACGATTCAGGCCAGCATGACGATCTCGTTCCAGGACGTGAGCTTGCGGCAGGCGCTGAGTGACATCTGCAGCAGAAGTGGCGGGCGTTGGTACGTCGATGAGGCCAAGGCGCTGCACTATTTCACCGCTGAAGAGAACGTGTGCGCCTGGTGGCTGTCTGATGATCCAGACAACGTGGAGTCGTTCCCTTACCAAAACATCAAAAAGCGGCTCTCGGCCAGCACCATCGTCAACCGTGTGCTGGTCGTCGGCAAGGAAGTGCGGACTTGGTACGAGGATGAGGTCAGCGTAACGGACTATGGCGAGCGCCCGGCGGTGGTGACCGACAATCGCATCACGACACAGGCCGGCCTGGACGTCCGCGGGGCGGCGTTGCTGGACAAGTGGGCTAACCCGCGCGTCGCTTACGACGTGGTGACGCGCAAAGTGGGCCTGCGGGCCGGGATGGACGTGCGGTTGATATGCGAGGCCTGGGCGATCAACGAGACGCTGACCGTGCGCCGGTTGACGATCTACTGGCGCGGCGAGCACCGGTTTTACGCGCTGGAGATCGGCGAGGGCATCGCGCAGGCGCTGACCACGGGCCGCGTCTGGCTGGAGCGCCTCGGGCAGGCCGAAGGCGCCATCTCCTCGATCGACGACACGATATTCGACACGGTTGCACCGGCAGCGCCAAACCCGCTTGGGGCCGGCAACATATTCACCGGAACAGACCTGGACGCCGATGGGCACCAGATCGTGTACGCCGAGATCACGTGGACCGCGGTGGACGCCGCGGACCTGGACCATTACGAGCTACAGCTCTCGATACAAAGTGATTTCACCAGCGACGTGATGTCGCGCAATCACCCGGCGGACGGCCCGTGCCGCGAGCGGTTTAACGGCCTCCTGGGCAACACGACCTACTATGTGAGGGTGCGGGCCACCGACTGGGTGGGGAACGACAGCGCGTGGGACTATGGCGACGGAGCCGCCTATAATTTCACTTCTGCAGCAGATACCACAGCGCCGGCGCAAGTCGCGGGCCTGGTCGCGGCCGCGAGCCGGACGCTGATTGGCATCAACTGGACGGCCAACACCGAGGCGGATCTAAAGCATTATGAGATTCAGCGTGCGCCGGACGACGAGGGGGCTCCGGGGGACTGGGCGACCATCGACCGGGCGCGGCTGAACTTTTACATCGACCAGGACTTTACGGACGGCGAGATCGCGGCGGAGGATACGTTCTGGTATCGGGTCAGGGCGGTGGATACGTCCGACAACGAGGGGGATTGGGCGGCACAGACCAGCACGGCGCTGTCACAAATCGCCTCGGATCACCTGGCGGCGGGGTGCATCACGACAATAAAGCTGTTTGCCGGCGCAGTGACCGCCGAGAAAATCACCGTCGGGCAATTGTCGGCGATCACCGCCGACCTGGGGACGATCGCGGCGGGGACGGTGACCGGGGCGACGATCCGCACGGCGGACGCCGGGGCGCGGGTGGTGCTGGACAGCACAGACGGCCTGCAGTGCTACAATGCCGACCCTGTGCTGTGCGCTCAGCTCGACGTGGACGGATCGGGACAGATCGGGGCGAGCGGGGGCACGGTGCCGCCGCTGACGTGGAACGCACTGGGACAATTCAATCGGATTCAGGCGAATCAGTTGCAGATCGGCCAGCAGGCGTTCAACAGTGCCGATGGACTGCTGCTGCTGGGGCCACACTGCTATCTGAGTACAACGGAATGGCGCTCGCTGCGTGGACAGGTGGCGACGCTGTCGGGCGCGTTCCACCAAACTCAGGGGATGTGGCTGGGGACACGGGGGCTGGTGGTGGAGGAAGCTACGACCAACCTCATTGTCAACCCGTCAAACGAGACGGACATCGCTGGGTGGGCCACTCACCTTTGTGCTGTTTCACAGAGCAGTGATGAGGCGGTGTACGGCGACTACAGTCTAAAGGTGGTAACCTCTGGTGCTGGTGCTTATGTGGCCTACCAAGAAGGTGGATTTGGCTTTACCACAGTCAGCCCAGGCACGGAATACACCTATAGCGTTTGGATTCACGCAGAAGCGAGCGACTACATAACGCTGAACTGGTGGGAGTACGATGTAGGCAACGGCTTCCTGGGGGCCAAAACAGCAGGTCATACCCTCGTTCCGGGCTGGCAACGAATAACACTGACAGCAACAACCGCTGCTACTTGTGTGAAGATAAGGCCAACTATCCAGGAACTGGATAATGCACGTACGTTCTATGTTGACGGTGCGCAGGTGGAGGCCAAGGGATATGCCACGACCTATTGCGATGGTGATCAGGGCTATGGCTACGCCTGGACTGGTACAGCGCACGCCAGCACGTCGACCAGGGCAGCTACGGAGATCAACCTGGACGAGCACGTTGGTCTGCTGAATGATCGTGATCTGATGACGCTAAGATGTGTGGTACAGATGCTATATGACGCTGATGGCACCTGGCCTGGTGCGATAATGCCTTTCCTATACTCTAGTGACGGCGCTGGTGCTACAAACTACATTTACATTGTCTATGATGCTGTAAACGATGTCGTGAAGGTTATCCTAAAGTCATCCGGGGCTGGTGGCGACGTAAATCTGGAATCCAGCGTTATGACGTTCGTTGCAAAAGACTGGTTGGATGTCTGTGTCTCGATGGACTTTAGTGCCAACGAGTTCAACCTATACGTGAACGGAGTATTGGAGGATACGAGTACCACGGCGGACACCGCTCCGACAGGGATGACCGAATGGAATATTGGTGCATTGACTGACGGTACAAAACAGAGCGGATATGCATTCTGCGAGGTGTCACTGTTTGGCAAAGTCCTGACGGCACCCAATGTGGCTCAATTGTTCGAGTTGCAGCAGCCGCTGGTGGATACGGGCGCGATCGACAAGCCGGGGATCTATATCCTGGATGGTAAGTTCAGGATCGCCTCCAGCAGTACAGGGAACAGGATCGAGATCGTTGCGGACGAGATCGCCGGGTATGACAGCGCGGGGACGAAG